GGAAGCGCGGTCGATGTTGACGGACATTAAGGCGGCGGGGTTTTACGTCATGATGTCGGACGTGTCCTATCGCGTGCCGCCTGCATCTAATCCAGCTCAACCGTACAACGATGCGTTTATGTATCAGTTGCAGTCGGAGTTCAACGACATTGATTGGTTTTTGCATCAATACACCTTTGAAAATCAAGCTCTTATTGATCCTGATGGTATTCATCCGACGGATGCGCTGAAGGCGGGTATTCGTCAGCACTTGGTGGATCAGGCTAGCCCGTTCATTGTGAAAGAGGATGTGCCAGCGTCGGTGTTGACTGATGTAGTGATTGAATTTGGTGTTAACACGCTGATGCCGCGCGCGGCGGGTTCAAATCGAATTAATGCAGGCGAGACCATTACCGATCTAAGGAACAGTGATTATTCCAGGTTGGTGGGGTCGTCATTGACGGTGGTTGATGCGACTGGCCGTAATTCGGAGGGCTGGGGAAACACGGGTGATCCAGGTAATAAAACGGTGTCGCTGTTCAATGATGAAGCGTTGAAAGATTCGTTGTATGTGGCGTCGGGTGGTGTGATGACCGTTGATCTCAGTGGCCTGCCGTTGGAAGACACGGTGTTGTACACCGTGGGGATTTCGGGCAGTCGCAATACCAGCTCGGGTGATCGTCTGACAGAGTACACGGTGGATGGTGTTACCAAGGTGTTGGATGCTGAGTTGTCGCCGCCGGGTCAGGTTTATTTTACCAATGTAACCGGAGCCGCGCTTAAGGCATCTCCTATTGAGGTGCAAGCTCAGTCGGGTAGTAGTTTTGGTTATGCCTCAGTGATGCAATTACTCAGGCAGACCTAACTAATTTGGTTAATTTTGGTCATTTTGTTGTTGAATTGGGTCCTTCCTAACCCAGTGCTTACGGGTAAGCGGACGCGCGGTTTTTCGCTATTTATGAGTTTTTCCGGGGCGAGGTTGTTGTTTCTATGTCAGTCATTCCTACCGCTGCGAAGGTCGAGGCGGGCTGGCTGAATAAAAAAGAGATGGCGGCCAGCCTGGGAATCTCGACGCAAGCCTTTGATAAATGGGACGTTGCGCCCGTGGCGAAGGTCGGACGGTCGGTCTATTACACCGCCGCCGATGTGGTCGCCAACCGGCTGTCCAAAACACAGAAAAAAGCACAACCAAAACCGGCGATGTCAAGCGGGGATGGACCGAAAGTGTTTGATTCGGTGGAAGCCGAATTGGAGTACGAAAAATTGTTACTGACCCGAGCGCAACGCCAGGGCCAGGAATTGAAGAACGACGAAAATCAGCAACGGCTGGTGCCGACCGATTTTGCGGCCTTTGCCTTGTCGAAAGTGGCCGCCGAAGGGGCGGGCGTGATGGCCTCGGTGCCGTTAAACATGAAGCGCAAACACCCGGAAATGTCGCCAGTACAACAAGCGACGATGGAACGGGAACTGGCCAAGGGCATGAATGCGCTCAGTCAGTTGGCCGAACGGGTCCCGGAGTTAGCGCATGAGTTTAACCAACAATCAAATCGCTAACTTCCAGGCCCAGGTGGCGCTGGGCTTAAAAGCCTTTTGGCGACCGATGCCGCAAACCCCGGTGGAATGGGCCGACGAACATTTTTACCTGTCCGCCGAATCCTCCTACGTTGAAGCGCGTTGGGTGACGTTGCATTTTCAGACCGCGATTTTAAACGCGATGGGCAACGACCTGATCCGTGAAATCAATCTGATGAAATCGGCGCGGGTGGGCTATTCGCAAATGGTCAAAGCGGCCATTGCCTATTTGCTGGAGCATAAGAACCGCAATCAGTTGTTGTTGCAGCCGACGGACAGTGCCGCCGGGGCCTTCATGAAAAGCCACATTGAATCGATGATCCGTGACGTGCCGGTGATTCGGGCGCTTGCGCCGTGGTTTGGAAAGAAGCACCGCGACAACACCCTGGACACCAAGCTGTTCAGCAACAAACGTCAGTTGGTGGTGCGTGGTGGCACCGCTGCCAAGAATTACCGCGAATTGTCGGTGGACGCCGTGTTTTACGACGAATTGGCGGCGTTCCCGGAGGACGTGGAGAAAGAAGGCGCGCCCACCTTTTTGGGGGATCGTCGTCTGGAGGGGTCGGTGTACGGCACCAGTGTGCGCGGCAGCACCCCGAAAAACAAAGGCGAGTGTCAGATTGAACGGGCCTTTATTGAATCCAAAATGCACTTGCGTTTCGAAGTGCCGTGCCCCCATTGCGGGGAATCGCAGTATCTGAAATGGGGCGGGCCAGACGCCGATTTTGGCATGAAGTGGCAGGACGACGACCCGGAAACGGTGGCGTATTTGTGCGAACACTGCCATGTGTTGGGCACCTATCCCGAATGGATGCCGCAATTGCACGACGGCCAGTGGGTGGATCGTGCGCGGGGTCTGAAGACGGTGGACGGGTTGGACTGGTTCGATTTGGACGATCAGTTAATCACCACCCCTAAATCCGTGTCCTTTCATATCTGGTCGGCCTATTCGCCGTTCACCGATTGGACGCGGCTGGTTGAAGACTTTTTAAAAGCCAAGGACGACCTGGGCAAGCTCAAGACGTTCGTGAATACAATTCTCGGAGAATGCTGGGAAGAGCAAGGCGAACGCCTGGAGTCGGACGAATTGTTCCGTCGCCGTGAGCATTACGCCGCCCCCGTGCCGCAAGCGGCGGTTGTGTTGACCTGTTCGGTGGACGTTCAGGACGACCGCCTGGAGTTATTGGTCGAAGGGTGGGCCGAAGGGCACGAACGCTTTGCGGTGGATTTTAAGGTCCTCTATGGCGATTTGGCCAAGCCGGACATTTGGGCCGAGTTAGATCAGGCGTTGCAGCAAACCTATCTCCACGAATCCGGGCACACGCTGCGCATTGCCTGTGCGGTGATCGATTCCGGCGGGCACTTTACCCAACAAGTGTACGACTTTGTGCGCCCGCGTGAGGGTCGCCGCATTTACGCCATTAAGGGGAAATCGGGCGTGGGTCAGCCGGTGGTGTCCCGTCCGTCCACGTCGAACAAGGGCAAGATCAAGCTGTTCAGCGTCGGGGTGGATACGGTCAAAGAGCTGGTGATGGCGCAGTTGAATTTGCTGGAGCCTGGGCCGGGTTACTGCCATTACCCGGTGGATGACCGCTTTGATGAAGAATTTTTCAAACAGTTAACCGCCGAAGAGCGCCGCACCAAATTCCACAAAGGCTACGCCAAACAGGAATGGGTCAAGCTGCGCAAGCGCAACGAGGCGTTTGATTTGACGGTGTACAACACCGCCGCCCGTGAATTGTTGAATCCAAATTATCAGGCGTTGGCCAAGGCGTTGGCGGTGCCGGTGACGGAAGTTGCCGACAAGCCAAAACGACCGCGCCAGCGCACCAAAATGAAAGGGTTTTAGATGGCATTAACACCACGACAAACCAGCCGCAAAGCCTGGTTGGAAGCGGCCTTAACCAAGATTGAAGCGGCCCAGGCGGGCAACTTTGATCAGGGGCAGTCGATGACGTTCAACGGCCGCAGCGTGCAGCGGTACAGCCCGGAAGAGTTGGAGCGCTTGCGCCAGCGGTATGACGCCGAGCTGGTCAAGCTGGAGCGTATCGATAGCGGCACCTACACCACGACCGTGAGGGTGATCGGATGACCGACGTGGCTAAAAAATCCCGACCGCAAGTGCAGCGCCTGGCCATTCGTGAGGGTCAGCGCATGTTCGAGGGGGGTATGGAGCACCGCCTGACGCAATCCTGGGACTCGTCCAGTTACACCGCCGATCAGGTGGTGTACTCGCAGTTGCCGACCTTGCGGGCACGGGCACGGCACCAGTTGCGTAACAACGATTACGTGATGCGGTTGGTGCAAATGTTGACCGGCAACGTGGTGGGCGCGAACGGCTTTAAGGCGCGATCCAAAGTGGTGGACCGTAACGGCAACGTCGACCGCCCCGCCCGTCAGGTGATCCAGTTGGGCTGGCAGGCGTTTTCGGACGCCGTGGGGTTGGTGGAGTTGTGCGAACTGATTATGTCGGGCCTGGTGACTGACGGTGAAGCGTTTGTGTATATGCGCCCCACCCGCCAGGGCACGATTCGACCGGAGCTGGTCGACCCGGTGCGCATCGATGTGGAGTACAACGACAAATACCAGGGCAATTTGGTGCTGATGGGCATTGAATACGACGCCGATCTGGAGCCGGTGGCGTACCACGTCAACGACCGATACGAGCAAGGTCACCCCGGGCAAGGGGATCAGGCCAGTGCGCAGGTTCCGCGAACCCGCATTCCGGCCGAGCAGATGCGCCATGTGTTCCGAAAACTGTACGTCGGACAAAAGCGCGGCATCCCCTGGATTGCGGTGTCCCTGAATCGCTTGTTCCAGTTAGGGCGTTACGAGGAAGCCGCGTTAACCGCCGCCCGAATCGGGGCCGCGAAGATGGGCTTTTTTACCTCGTCGGAGGACGAACAGTTCTCCGGGGATGATGGCGAGAGCATGACCATCAATGCCGAGGCGGGCACCTTTGAGAACATTGGCCGGTTGAATTTTCAAGCCTTTGATCCGAGCTACCCGGCGGGCGAATTCCAGGGCTTTGTCAATCGTGCCTTGCAGGGCATTGCGGCGGGCATGAACGTGGATTATCCGGTGCTGGGCAATGACCTGGGCAGCGTGAACTACTCCAGTGCCCGGGTGGGTCAGTTAGAGACCCGGGAATATTACAAAACCATTCAAGCCTGGCTCATTCGTAACTTAATCAAGCCTTTGTTCCGGTCCTGGTTGGCGCTGGAGTATTGGGCGCAGCGCCTGACCATCGGTGGTAAGGCGATGTCGCGGGGCTTTGAGTATTACTTGCCGATGGAGTTTGTCGGCCGTCGTTGGGATTGGGTCGACCCGCAAAAAGACGCCAACGGCAAAAAGACGTTGTACGACATGAAGGTGATTTCCTTGTCGCAAATCATTCGGGAGCAGGGCAACGACCCGGACGAGGTGTTTGAAGAAATCGCCGAAGAAAACAAACGGCTGGCGGAGTTACAGATAACGCCCCAGCAGGTATTGAATAACACGGGAGTGAGCAGCGATGCCGACGAAACTGAAGGCGGGTGAGCAGTTTGAACGCGCCATGCGCATTGATAACCAGCGGGCCATTGATGACGAGGCCCGCACGGTGGAAGTGGCGTTTTCCTCCGAGGTGGAGGTGGAACGCTGGTTTGGGATTGAAATTCTGGATCATGCCCCGGAGTCCATCCGCTTGGGTCGCTTGCAAGACGGCGGCGCGGTGCTGATGGATCACACCCGCACCGATCAGGTGGGGGTGGTGGAGTCGGTGACCATTGATGCCGACCGAAAAGGCCGCGCTCAACTGCGATTCAGTAAAAGCGCACGCGGTGAAGAGGTGTTCCAGGATGTCAAAGACGGCATCCGAAAACACATCAGTGTGGGCTATTCGATCCATAAATACGAACGCGCCAAAGGCGAAAACGGCGCACCGGATACCATCCGGGTGACCGATTGGGAACCGTATGAAATTTCCTTTGTATCTGTGCCAGCGGACGCCACGGTGGGAGTGGGGCGCAGCGCAGACAGCGAAGACAACAACCTAAACGAATTAACAGAAGGAAGTGAGCAGATGCCAGATCCTATTCAAGCGCCAGCCGATGGCGAACGCAATCAAACCACACCAGCGGGCGGTGCTGCCCCGGCGGTGATTAACGTCGACGACGTGCGCGCCGAAGAGCGTCAGCGTATTGCCGACATTACCCAAGCGGCGCGCAGTGCGCCGTTTGATTTAACCGAGCTGGAAGCGAAAGCCATTGCCGGTGGCATGACGTTGGACCAGTTCCGTTCGGAGGCGTTCGACATTGCGTCCCAGCAACCGGCCCCGGCCGCTGCGGTGGCCAGTCAGGACATGCTGGAACGTCACGACGGTGACTACTCGTTGGTGCGTGCCTTAAATGCGCAATTGACCGGCGACTGGTCCGATGCTGGGTTTGAGCGTGAAATGTCGCAAGAATTGGGCCGAATTGCCCAGCGTGAAGGCGGGGGCATTCGTGGCGGTGTGATGGTGCCTATGTCGATCCTGGGGGATGGCAAACGTGCCGACACGACGGGCGGTGCCGGTCTGATCGGTACGGCGCATCTGGCCAGTCAGTTTATTGATACCTTGCGTGCGTCGACCTTGATGGGTCGCTTGGGTGCCCGCTTCCTGTCTGGTTTGAACGGCAATGTGTCGATTCCTAAGAAAACGGCCAATGCCAGTTTTGGTTGGATGGCGGAAGGCGCGGACGCGTCCGCGTCGGATGTGACGGTGGGTAATGTGACGTTATCGCCGAAGCATGTAGGCGGCACGGTGCCGTTGACCTTTGAGTTGATGCGTCAATCTAACCCGGCGATTGAGCAGTTGGTCCGTTCTGACATGCTGGAAGGCATTGCGCTGGCGATTGACCACGCCGCGTTTAATGGCTCCGGGGCAAGCAATCAGCCATTGGGTCTGTTGAATACGGCGGGTGTGCAAACCCTGACCTTAGCGGATACCACGGGCAAGGTGCCAACCTGGGAAGAGATCGTCCAGATGGAAGGTTTGTTGGATGACGTGGAAGGGCTTTCGGGGCAGTTGGCGTATGCCTTCCGTCCAGGCATTCATTCGGCGCTGAAGACCGCCAAGAAAGACGCGGGCAGCGGTCGCTTTGTGATCGAAGGGAACGACTGTAACGGCTATACACCGTACAAGTCGAGCCAGCTTCCGGCAAAGGCGTCGGTGTTTGGTGATTACAGTCAGGTCATGATCGGCACTTGGGGCATGGTGGAGTTGATCCCGGACCGCAATGTGAAGACGGGCGGATTGGACATTGGGTGTCACCAATTGGCTGATGTGGTGGTGCGTCGTGCCGAGCAGTTTGTGAAAGCTGTGTAAGCCTTTCTGAGTGAATGAAAAGGGCGGGGTTCCGCCCTTTTTTGTGGGTTATTGGTTTATCAATGCGGAGTATTGAGCATGAAAGTGGAAATTTTACGCGGAACGGTGATTGGTCCTGGTGAAACGGGCAATGCAGGCGATGTGAAAGAGTTGGGTCAGGATGTGGCGATGGCGTTAATTCATGCAGGCGCGGCAAAGCCAGCGGACGAGGGCGCTGAAGTGAAAGACGCGCCGAAGCCTAAAGCGTCGACCAAGAAGTAATGGCTTGGGATGCGGGGGTGGCGTCGATGGACGCCGCCTTGTTTGACCAATTCGGTGAGGATGCGGTGTTGACTCGTTCGGGTCAAGCGGCGGAGCCGGACCCGATTCGGATCATTGTCGACCGGGGTGTGGAGTGGGTCGGCGGTGAGGGTCAGGTGATCACCAACGCCACCACGGTGTCGGTGTTGGATACGGTGGCCACGTTGCGTCGAGGCGACCAGATGCTGGCCGGTTCGGTGCGCTTTACGGTGTCCCATACCCACACCGACCAAGACGGTATTCGTTCGTATGTGGTCCAGGAAAAAACGGTGTAGCTATGGCACAAGATGGCTTGAGTCAGTGGATTCGGGGCTTGGATAAATTGAAAAGCTCGGAGATTCCGAAAGCGACCAGCGCGGCCATTAATAAAGTGGGCAAGCGGGTGCAAACCGAAAGTGTCCGCTCGGTGGCCAAGCAAAGCAAGGTGCCCGCCAAGCATGTGCGCCGTAAGTTCTTTTTGCGTCGGTCAAAGCCGGGCACCCAGAAAGCGGTGATCACGGGTTACACCCGACCGATCAGTGTGCACAGTTTAAAGCATCGGGTGTTGAAGCGTGGCGGTATTTCTGCCGCCGGGCGCAAGTACCCGCACGCCTTT